TTGAAGGAGACATAACCTTCTTTGGAGATAAGACTATGGTTGGTGGTAACGATCATGATATTGCCGCCGCACTCGAATTTAAGAACGTAAATCAAGTAGATGATTGGAGACACACTTGGAATATCTTATTGGACTAATTGAAGACTGGCACCACCAACGAAACTTAGTTGAGGGGTCTACTGATAAAGATCAGTATATGAAACTCATTCAAGAAGCGGGTGAGTTATCAGATAGTATATGTAAGGGTAAAGATATCCGTGATGATATCGGTGATATGATGGTTGTTCTAATCAACATTATGGTACGAAACGATTTATCCTTAGAGGAGTGTCTAAAGGTAGCTTATGATGACATCAAAGGTCGTACAGGTCGTATGGTCGATGGTGTCTTTGTGAAGGAAAGTGACTTAGTATAATGTACTCGTTGACAGTTTTCAAAAATCAGTATGACAACAAAACAGACAAGCGGATTGACTTCCAGTCTTGGGATGACTTTGTTGGACTATTGCGTAAACTGTCAACAACACCATCAGAAGGAAAGAAACATGCAGAACTCATTTCGCCAGCAATATATAAAACTGATACTACTAGAGCCAACAAAAATGTATTGGCTTGGGGAAGTTGGTGTGCTATTGATGTTGATGATCATGTCTTCGAGGGGGATTTAGAAAATGAACTTAATGATAAGTATGGTCATCTTGATTATGTTGTGTATAGCACTGCTAGTAGTACGGACTTACATCCTAAGTTTAGGATTGTATTCAATCTTGAATCAGAGGTTGAAGAACCTAGAATACGTCACTTCTGGTACGCTCTTAATAAGTGGTCCGACTCGATTGGAGATGCACAGACTAAAGACTTGTCTAGAATGTATTACATACCAGCTGACTACGCTAACGCTTTTAACTTCTTTTACGTTAACAGTGGTAAGTCTCTTGATGTGGAAGAGCTTCTAGCAAAACATCCTTATGACAGTCGGCGTGATAGTAAGAACTTTATGGATAGACTGTCACCAGAACTACAGAAAGCAGTATTAGAACATCGTAAGAGTAGATTGACTAATACACAATACTCATGGTCTAGTTACCACGATTGCCCATTCTGGCCTAAGAACCTAGCAGTAGAATACGCCTCTATCAGTGAGACTGGTTGGTATTCTAAGATGTATGCTATAATGGTTAAGACCGCAGGTAATGCAAGCTATCGTGGGTATCCTATAACGTCTGATCAGATTGCAGAGATGTGTTCTCAGTTTGATGCAGAGAATGGAAACTGGTATAACAACCGTCCACTGCAAGTTGAAGCAGATCGGGCATTGGAATATATATACAAAAATGGAGTTATATAATGAAGGCACAACGTATTGCAAAGGATCGTACCGCTCGTGTACGCCGTTCCGTGATTAAGGGGATTATTGAGGGTAAGACTAAAAGTCTTTATGCCAAACTTCGTCGTATGAGAAAGAAGGGTAAATGACACGGATCATTGCAGGACCTTGTCAACACGAAAGCTTTGAACAGTCCATGGAAATTGCAACTGAGTGTGAAAGTGTTTGTCGGAGCTTTGGGTTCGATTACATATTCAAAGCGAGTTATGATAAGGCTAACCGAAGTCATGACAGTGGAATTCGTGGTGTTGGTATAGATGAGACACTCAAAGCATTTAGGGAAATGCGCAAAGAACTTCCTAATATTCAGATCCTTACTGATGTTCACACAACGGCAGAGATTAATAGGGTAAAGGGTAGTGTCGATGTATTACAAATTCCAGCGTTCCTAGCAAGACAAACAGATCTTATTAAGGCCGCATGTACAACAGACTGTATCGTGAATATCAAGAAAAGTCAATTTATGGCACCTTGGGATATATCTGGTGTGCTATCCAAAACAGAAGAAGCTAAAGAAGTATGGATTACAGAGAGAGGTGTTTGTTTTGGTTATAACAATCTTGTGGTCGATTTTAATGGTATTCAGTACATGCTTGATAACTATGATGTACCGTTGGTATTTGATGCAACGCACTCAGTACAAAAGCCTAGTGCACTCGGTAAATCGTCTGGTGGTAATCGTGATTACGTTGCAGGTCTTACTCGTTCTGCCTCTGCTTTGGGCGTTAACAACTTCTTTTTAGAGGTACATAAGGATCCGCCAAGCGCACCAAGTGACGGTGCTAATATGGTGTATCTAAAAAACTTTAAGGATATAGTCTATGACATCTACCGCTATTCTTATTCCCTCTAGATGGGGATCTACTAGATACGAAGGTAAGCCATTAGCAGATCTTGATGGAAAGCCTATGATCAAACGTGTGTATGATAAGTGTGTGGCGACTGGTCATGACACATACGTGATTACTGACGACATGCGTATATACGAATTGTTTGGTGCTAACAAGTGTTGGATTGATCAAATAGATTGTGCCAACGGTACTGAACGGTGCGCTGACGCAGTTGACCACTACTTCTTTAGCCAGTACGATCAATTTATTAATGTGCAAGGTGATATGCCTGATGTGACAGAGGAAATGGTAGAGAAGTGTGTTGAAAGTTTATCATACAACTATTCTGTAAGTACAGTGTACACTGACATGCCTAAAGAAATGCAAGATGATCCTAATAGTGTTAAGATGGTACAAGGATATCCAAATCAAGCATTATGGTTTGGTAGAGGACTTACAGGCTACGGAGAATGGCACTTAGGTGTGTATGGATACAAGCGGCATGCACTATTAGCTTATCCAAATTTACAAATTACACAAGAAGAAACAGTTGAGCAACTTGAACAACTGCGTTGGTTAAAAAGTGGTTGGCGAATAGGCGCACAGTGTGTACACTTTAATGGAACAGAAATTAATACAAAAGATGATGTAAGGAGATGGCATGACAATCGCTGGAAAAGTATGGGGTAATACGGAGCTTGTAGAAGCCAATGGCGCACTAGAGTTCCACAGAATTGAAATGAATAAAGGTGGAGTATGCTCTAAGCATCTACACGAATTCAAATGGAATGGTTTCTATGTCGAGAGTGGGCGTATGCTCATTCGTGTTTGGCAGAATGATTATGATCTTGTTGATGAGACTATTCTAGATCCTGGGATGTACACTAAGGTAAAGCCTGGGGTGTATCATCAGTTTGAATGCCTTGAAGATGGTGTTGCCTTTGAGTTGTATTGGGCTGAGTTTAATCATAATGATATTAAACGAGAAACCGTTGGTCATGCCTAAGAGTATTGCCATTGTTGGATATGGTTTCGTAGGTAAAGCTGTTGAACATGGCTTTACTTGTTTTGATAACAAATTACAATTAATAGATCCTATTCTAGGCACAGATGTTAATGATGTAGATCCCGATACGGATGCGTCATTTGTTTGCGTACCCACACCATTTGGTGAAGATGGGTCTATTGACGCTTCAACAGTTATAAGTGTAGTTGCTGAACTTGCTTTGAAAACAAATGGACTTATCATTATTAAGTCTACAGTCATTCCAAGTATAGTTAAAGAGTTATCTGATAAGTATGACAGGGTAGTTTACAATCCTGAGTTTCTCACAGAAAGGAACGCATTACACGATTTTGTTAATCCGCCTATGCACATATTTGGTGGGTCTGATTCGTCAACTGATGCTCTATACAAGTTATATAAAGAATCGAGTAAATGTAAGCCGTGTCCAGTACACAAGATGACTGCACAAGATGCATCTTTTGTCAAGTATGGTGTTAATTCGTTTCTTGCCACAAAGGTTATGTGGTTTAACCAATTTAAGGAGTTGATCGATGGAAATGGGTCTGATTACGATACTGTTATTAGTGCTATTGGTGCTGATGCGAGAATACATTCTAGTCACACTATGGTTCCTGGCGAAGATGGTCGTCTTGGTTTTGGTGGTGCTTGCTTCCCTAAAGATACTAATGCCTTCAGTGCATTTGGTAATGGAGCAATGTCAATCCTTGATCTAGTTATTGAAGAGAACAATAAGATTCGTTCTCAATACGAATTAGATGAACGTGAAAAGGTTCAGAAAGTTGTTTACAAAGTCTCCTAGATATGCTATACTGTAGCAAAGGAGATGAATATGAAAGTAATGATAACAGGTTGCGCAGGGTTTATTGGATACCATCTTGCTAACTCGCTACTAGACGATGGTTATGAGGTTTGTGGACTAGACAACTTTAACCATTATTACGATGTCGCATTAAAGAATGCTAGATCTAAGAACTTACGTGAGAGAAGCTTTGAAGTTTCTTATGTAGATCTTAAAGACAAACGTGGACTAGATCACTTTGTAGAAAAGCATAAACCAGACATTGTGATGCACCTAGCCGCTTACGCAGGTGTGAGACATTCTCTTAAGAATCCACAACAGTACATTGATAACAACATGACTGGTTCTCAAAACCTAATAGAGGTATGTGAGAAGCATGGTGTAGAGAACATTGTCTATGCTTCTTCTTCATCTGTTATGGCAGGCAATCCTATGCCACAAGACGAGTACGAAAAATTACCACGTGCTTTAAACCCATATTCATTTACTAAAGCCGCTAACGAAGCACAGTTCATGTCTAGTCCTATTCGTAATACTGTGGGTCTTAGGTTCTTTACGGTTTACGGTCCTTGGGGCAGACCAGACATGGCATTGTTTAATTTTACTAAGAACATCGTCAGAGGATATCCTATTGAGTTGTATAACTTTGGTGATATGTCAAGGGACTTTACCTACATTGATGATATCGTACAGGGAATTAAGATTACCCTAAAACATACACACACCCAAGGATTACACCCAAACCATGAAGAGCACTATAATGAGATATTCAACATTGGTTATGGCAAACGTGTACCTCTTACAGAATTTGTTGATGCTATTGAGGAAAACCTAGGTCGTGAGGCTAAACGTGAACTTGTTCCAATGCACAAAGCCGATGCAAAAGATACATGGTCGTCTATTGACAAACTGAGTAGATTAGGGTATAATCCAACAACACCAATGAAGGAAGGTGTTAAGAAGTTTATCGAATGGTATAAAGGATATTATAATGTCAACTGAAACAGCCGCAGATCGTTTAATGAAAGGTGCTTGTGAATACTACAGCATCAGTATGGAAGAACTACATCGTCGAATCACTGTTGGCGGTGAGAGCCTTATGCACCAATATTACCTAGCGGCATTTCCTGATGGTTGGTAAACGTGTAGGTCTAACTGCATCTACATTTGACTTGTTACATGCAGGTCATGTGATGATGTTACGTGAGGCTAAGTCTCAGTGTGATTGGTTAATCTGTGCATTACAGATTGACCCTAGTGTTGATCGTTCTGAAAAGAATAGTCCTATCCAAAGTATTGTAGAAAGACAAGCACAACTTGAAGCTATTGAATATGTTGATGAAGTCATTATCTACTGTACAGAATCAGATTTAATTGATATAATTAACATGTATCCAATTAATGTTCGCATACTTGGTGACGAATATAAGAATAGAGACTTTACTGGTAAAGAGCTTGCTCGTCAGTTAGGTATCGAAACATATTATAACAGTCGAACACATAGGTTCTCTACGAGTGATCTACGAGAACGTGTTTGCAAAGAAAGGAAGACTAAATGAGTATAATGGATAAACTCAAGAAGAATACCAAGCTTAAGACAACTGAAGTTTTGTCTGAGTCTGATTTCTTCACAAACAAACAGATGGTCAGTACATCAGTTCCCATGGTTAACGTGGCACTATCTGGATCAGTTGATGGTGGCTTGTCACCGGGTCTTACAGTACTAGCAGGACCTTCTAAGCACTTTAAGACATCATTTGCTTTGCTTATGGCAGGGGCATATCTTGATGCACACAAAGATGCAGTCATCTTATTCTATGACTCTGAATTTGGATCTCCACAATCATACTTCGAACAGTTTGGTGTCGATAGCTCACGTGTTCTACATACACCTATCACTAACATCGAAGAACTAAAGTTTGATTTGATTTCTCAATTAGAAGGTTTGACTAAAAAGGACAATGTCATTATTGTTATTGATTCTATTGGTAACCTTGCATCTAAGAAAGAACTTGAGGATGCAGTGTCTGAAAAGTCAGTAGGTGATATGACACGTGCCAAACAACTTAAGAGTTTGTTCCGTATGTGTACACCATACTTGGCTATGAAGGACATCCCATTGTTGGCTGTTAACCACACATATCAAACTCAAGAGATGTTCTCTAAAGCAGTTGTGTCTGGTGGTACAGGTATTTACTATTCAGCTAATGACATCTGGATCCTTGGTCGTAGACAGGTTAAGACTGGTACAGAGATTACAGGTTATGACTTTGTGATTAACATTGAGAAGTCTCGTTCTGTTAAAGAGAAGTCTAAGATCCCTATCTCAGTATCGTGGGAAGGTGGAGTCGAAAAGTATAGTGGATTGTTAGAGGTTGCTCTTGCAGGTGGCTATGCTATGAAGCCAAGTAATGGTTGGTATGAAGGTGTTAATCCAGAAACTGGCGAAGTACTTACATCCAAATCTCGTGTGGCAGATACATTAAAGCCTGAGTTCTGGGAACGTATTATGTCAGAGACTGATTTCAAAGACTTTATTAAGCGCACATTCACTATTGGCTATAAGTCTGAAATCGACTTCGATGAATTGGTTGAGGAAGTGTAATGATATACAACGACGAATTTAAGAAGGAAATTCCAGAAGAGAACATTGATTACGAGATGGTACCAGGAGAAGATGAATCTTGGGCTATCCGTATCAAGACTGGACACTTTACTGAAACAGTGTTTGCTTTTGGTCAACTTAAGGTGAGTGGTGAGAATGAAGAGCCAATGATGTCATTTGATTTTGATATCATTTCTTCACCAGATCCAGACCTAAAATCTGAAAATACTGCTTTACAATTGTACGTAGGTGATGTATTATCGGCGGTATTAATCAATTCGATAAAAGACGAATCAGTAGAGACAAGGGAATCAAAATGAACATTGAACAAGTAATCTTACGCAATATACTAGTTGATGATAGCTTTATGCGAAAGGTTATGCCGTTTGTTAAGCCCGAATACTTTGAGGGTGTATACAGTCGGTTGTTCAAAGAAGTGTGTAAGTTTGTTGGAAAGTACAACAGACTTCCTACACTCGAATCATTCAAGATTGAATTGGATGAGGCTACGGCAATGCCTGATGATATATACAATCAGGCTCTTGAGATCCTTCCAGAGATCTTCACAGTAGAAGATATCGATCAGGAATGGTTAGTCGATAAGACTGAGAAGTGGTGTCAAGATCGTGCCGTGTTCAATGCAATCATGGAAGGTATAAGTATCATTGATGGTAAGCATCAGTCTTTGACTAAGAATGCTTTACCTGATCTTTTATCAGATGCCTTAAGTGTTAGCTTTGATACTAACATTGGTCACGACTATATCGAAGACTTCTCTCAACGTTATGATTTCTATCAATCTGATGAAGAGAAGATGCCTTTTGACATTGAGATGATGAATACAATCACAAAGGGTGGTATTCCTAATAAGTCTTTGAATGTTATTCTCGCAGGTACTGGTGTGGGTAAATCTCTTGCCATGTGTCACTTCGCAGGTTCGTTTCTAGAACAAGGTAAAAATGTCTTATACATATCGATGGAGATGGCAGAAGAACGTGTCGCAGAACGTGTGGATGCTAACATCCTAGATGTTCCTATCGCACAGTTAGAAACCATGTCTAAAGATGCATTCAGTCAGAAGATTGCCAGACTTAAAAAGAATACTACTGGCAAACTGATTGTAAAAGAGTATCCTACAGGATCCGCACACAGTGGTCACTTTAGGGCATTACTAAACGAATTAAAGTTAAAGAAGAAGTTTAAGCCAGATATTATCTTTATTGACTATATCAACATTTGTGCTTCTTCACGCATGAAAGCAATGGGGGGATCAATCAATTCTTACACATACATTAAAGCGATTGCTGAAGAGCTACGTGGATTGGCGATGGAATTCCATATCCCGGTCTTCACTGCAACGCAGACGACACGTTCTGGTTTTAGTAACTCGGACATTGGGCTTGAAGATACGAGTGAGTCTTTTGGACTACCCGCTACGGCAGACCTAATGGTTGCTTTGATCTCTACTGAAGAACTAGAAGCTCAAGGTCAGGTCATGGTCAAACAACTTAAAAACAGATACAATGATGTCAACTCTAA